ACGGAAAGGTTTAGGGGCTGGGCCCCCAAGGTCCTAAGTCTCTATACCCGCAGGGTACAAAGACTGTCCTCTTCTTCCAGCTAACGCGATCCCTGACTGAATAGCCGTGTGAGCCTAACGAAGGCGGTTCCTTAAACTCCGCAACATAGACCAAAGGGTCCATGTAACGGGGTAGGACAACACCCTCGTTATCCCAAGCACGACGAACCAGTAGAGATATGACAGCGGCCTCAAAATGAAGGTACCTAAGCTTTTGCGGCTCAGGAACCCAAATAGTGAGGTGTACGCCATCCCAACCATTCTTTCGAACAGCTGACCATGACGATTCGACGTCGTGGACGACTGTTGAGATAGTGGTAGGTCCTCGTTGCTGGAATCGCTTCGGTAACTGATAGACCAACTCCTTCCATACGTTCTTGAGCCGCGGATTTCGAAAATCCGACGACCCGAGCCGCGTGGCAAGGACAGAAAGTTGGTTAACCAGAGTAAGAGTACCTTGATCATCTAAGTTATCCTTCCAATAAATCGGAGTGACTGAGACGCCATCAAAGGCGTCCTGGCCACACGACTCTCGGAAGCATCCCTTAGCGAACGACTTCTCAGTGTTAACCGAGAAACCGCAAAGTTCAAGGACCCTAACGATTGACTCATAGGACTTTGTCGGAACGATGAGATCATCGCCGTAAACAGCGACGTCCTCGTCCACCGATGAACAAAGGGCCCAAAACAGCAAACTTTCTAATTCGAAAGTATAGCCGTTACCCATACTAGACCACTTGTGGTAACCATGCCATTCGCCATCAAGGCGATACGCAGGAGACCTCATTGCGGCAAGTACGGTGAGCCACGGTTCAGGCAACAATGCCTGAACTACCTCCTTTGAGACAGTGTCGGAAGCGGACGCTAAATCGATGGTTGCATATTTTCCTGTATGCGACCCATAGATTGCTAGCGCCTGATTGAGCCCTTGGTAGTCTAAATTCACACCAAAGTGTTTGAGTCGATTACGAATGTAACGACCCATTCCCTTTTGGAAGAAAATATTCCACCGAGGCTCAACAGCGATAGGTCTATCCGTCTTAGCGTTCTTAGGGACAAATGTGACCGCATTACCCCGCGAAAACTCTAAATCGAGTAGGCGCGTTTCAGGGTTTCCTACAAAGAGTTTCCCCAGAGCAGTAAGCTCAGTGAAGACATCTAAGTAGGGGTAAGCCCCGAAGGTAATGCATCCTGGTGTTGATAGTTTATTGTATGCGGACGTCAATCCGCGCACAGTTGAACCGTCTGCTCCAGGGCCGAAGTCACAGAACTCAGTCCAGGCGTAGAGCTGATCACCGAGCACTTTTCCGATTTTTCTCTGAGCGAGTGTAATTACTCGATCAAAGTCAGGTAGCAGTTTTAGCTGCTTCTGACGGAGAAGTCTCCAGAAATCATTCGTGCGCCTGCACTGGTCTTCGGCCTCTTCAAACTTAACCTTGGCCACTCGGCGCTTATCAATTCCCGTCGGAAGCCACTTTGCTTTTGATAAAAGTTTAGTGGCCTGATGGGCTTTGAAAAAGCTTTCCGAGTCGTTAAAAGCCAGAGGATCAAGCCGAAGATTAGCTATCTCGCTCCATGCACCGTGCCTCATCAGTATCACTACTGTCAAGGCACGAGGGCAGTCGAGAGCACGTAAGATTTGCTCAGCAATCCTTACGTGACGATCAAGCTCATGCTTGTTCATCAAACTCTCTCCTGTGCAAGGATCAGCTTGCTAAAGGCTGAACCACGCGCCAGCTGCAGACATTAAATAAGGAGTCCATCGCAGCGAAAGCTGCATGATGTCCTCGATCCCCAATCGCCCAGCCAATTAAATGGCAGAACGACTGGGGCGGGAGTCGAAGAGCCCAACCGGCGACGGACCCCTGGTCAAAAACCAGGACCGCTTCTCGTTGAACTGCTCGAACCTGTCCTAATGAAAGGAATCGATAAACGTCATGCAACTTCCAGCGACAAACTCCGAACAAGTCTGCCTCTGTAGGATGCAATTGAATCGCATCCTGGAGAAGGTACCTCACCATCGCCGTAGAGACTTCAAGGTCCCAGAAAGCCATGCAGTTCGAGCATTCAACTCGAAAGGCAAGGTGATCCCGGGTCAGGATAGTCTTCACATAGACGTCAAAGGTACTTGATTTCCCACAAGTGGGGCACAACGTGTTGTTTCGAACGAACATGTTAACCTCATTGCGGGAAAACCCCGCGGTAATTCTCAGAAGCTTAGCTTACTGAGGATGGGCGAAGTTTTCCACAGCAGCGGTCACCAGCGCATCGCCGAGAAGGTCGATAAACATCGCCTTCAAGTCTTTGCGATTTTGGAGTGACGCCCTGGGGGGAAACACCAGATCAAAGCTTCCGAGACATTCGAAAGCCTTGGTCGGTGTAGCGGCAAAACCAGCACTGGTCTGCCCCGAGATGGCTTCCATCGTCGGGAGGACCAGTTTGCCAGTCAGCCTGATGACGCCGTTTGCATTCTCCTTGAGGGAGAGCGAAGCGACGCCAGCACCAGCCGGAACCCCTCCGTTCGTCGTATAGTCTTTCCAGATCGCAAGATCCGGAGAGGCCTGGACGAGCGGATAAGACCGGTTTACCGGAGTGCCTGCGGCATCCGTGAGAGTGAGAGTCGTCATTAGGATTTTCCTAGTGATTAGTTGATGAACCTACCGATGGGAAATCCAGCGATAGGAGGATCACGTCATCGAGGGATTTTACCCCCTCGAAACGCCGTCGCCAACAGGGACAACCCGTTAGCAACGTGGGTTAGAGAGAAGGGATCTTTGAGACGAGGTGGAGGAACGGTGGGAAATGATCCTAACGCTTCACGCGTTAAGACCATGGACTCACCGCTTGCAGTCCCTCCCTGCCAGGAAGCGGTATTACCGTTTCCGGAAGCTTGGGACTTACTCAACCTTTGCGAAACCGCCTGACTCGATTTGATAGACACCCACCCGTACTTGAAAACAAGTCCGCGTGAGTAATCTAACCTCTCGAGAAAGGACCCTATTGGTATAAACCAATCGACCACAAACGAGTAGGGGAGTAACTCCCATGCAAGTGAGGCCGGATTAGTAATACCAAGCTGGGACAGATTGGATCCTAAATTAGAATCCACTCCGTAGACTACAGCCGCGTTCCCACGCGTCTCGTTCTGCGAGGTTTGAACCCGAAAGGTAGGTCCATGCGGTTGATAGGGCCCACGCTCGAAGGAGATTTGACTCCCTTGAGTGCCGGCACTAGCGCGCGCAGTGAACAATTCCGAAGCGGGATCATTCCAAGCACGACGAACAGTCTCACAACTGTTGTAGACATCCTGAAGAAGTGGTTCCCACCCATATTTAAGGGCGAGCCACTGCTCCGGGATCCCACCCACGGACGAAGAAGTGCGGCCAGAGCCAGAGGCTCTGACAGCAAACCTCGAACGCGGGGGAGCACCAGTCAAATAGCGGGCGGCACCAACAAAATTTCCTTTGCGAAGAGCCAAAAAGGTTCCCGCAAGGCGATTTGCAGTTGACGCAACCATGCTAGCTGTCTGGGCCCTTGTATGAAGAATCTCCCCTAGATTGACCCGATGTGATTGAATCTGATCAATGAGTTTGCCGATGAGGCGCTCACGGATCAGAGATCGCTCACGACCGGTATCAAACAGTGCGGGAGAACTCAGCCAAGGGGTCCACCCCATGCCAAAAGTGTTTCCCCACTCGCCAGAAAAGCTGTCAGTGTGACCAGGATGAACACTAGTGTTCGTCCCATTCACAGATAACGGCTGTTGCTGCCAAGTGAAGACGCTTCTGAGGTATGCATTAGTCTGGATGGCGTTAGGCCACCCAGGCGTATTTCCGCCGCTCTTATCTTCGTAACGAGTCCTCCAATTACTTAGAGGATCCGTACCGTTGGTAATCACGCCGTTGTACGCAGTATAACGATTAGAAACCGTTATATTTTGCTTAGCATCGATGGGGTAACCAGGTTTCGACATAGATCCCTCATGAACTAGGATTAGTTTAACTAACCCTACGAGTGAGCTAGGGCATGGTCTTGTGACCAATTCCTAGGGAACGACCCTTCGTTTCCGAAAGGAAGTGCCCACCCGAGGGCCTCCGGTGAGAACCGG